ATTCCTGCACTATAATCATGCAGATGGAAGGTTTGCAAAGTCCAATTTGTATGATAAAAGACCTATGCTAGGAATAGTCAAATAACGTTGAATATCAACGCAATCTAATATAATCTGGAGATCTATGTTACAGAAGGTTAACTTTTTACCTGGTATAAATAAACAAGTCACACCCACTGGTGCAGAAAGCCAATGGATAGACTGTGATAATGTTCGTTTTAGATATGGCACACCCGAAAAAATAGGCGGCTGGACACAGCTGGGTGCTGATAATATTACAGGTGCAGCAAGAGCATTACATCAATTTACTAATAGCTTAGGTAGAAAGTATTCTATCATAGGATCAAACAGAATTTTATATGCATATTCAGGTGGTGTATTCTATGATATACACCCAATCAAATCTACAACCACATTATCAAATGCATTTAGCACGACTAACGGATCTGCAACTGTTACGATAAATTTTTCTGGTGATCATAATATACAACAAGGCGATATTGTCTTATTAGATAACTTCTCCTCTATTACAAATTCAAACTTTAGTGCGTCTGATTTTGACGACATACGATTTATGGCCACAACCGTGCCATCATCTAATACAATTACTATTACAATGCCATCAGCAGAAACAGGATCTGGTGCAACACAATCGGGTGGTATAAGAGTTAGACATTATTTTAGAGTAGGACCAGATGTACAAGCACAAGGATTTGGTTGGTCACTTGGATCTTGGGGTGGAGAAGCGGTAGGAGCATATACAACAGTTTTATCAGGAGACATAGATGCCTCTACAACAAGCATAACATTAAACGATGCATCACAGTTACCAAGCTCTGGAACAAACTTTATATTAATAGGAACAGAAGAAATATCATACACAGGTATATCGACGAACACTTTAACTGGTGTTACAAGAGGTGTAAGAAATACTACAGCCGCATCTCATACTTCGGGTGCTACCGTTACAAATACATCAGACTATGTAGCATGGGGTGAAGCAGCATCAGGAGACTTAATTGTTGATCCTGGTATGTGGTCTATTGATAACTTTGGTGACAAAGCTATCTGTTTAATTGTAGATGGCGAATGTTTTGAATGGAACTCTGCAGCGTCTGATGCAACATCAACAAGAGCTACAATTATTTCAGGTGCACCAACTGCATCAAGACACATGTTGGTATCTACACCAGACAGACACTTAGTGTTCTACGGTACAGAAACAACGATTGGCGATAAGTCTACACAAGATGATATGTTTGTTAGATTCTCGTCTCAAGAAGATATTAATACTTATACACCTACAGCAACCAATACAGCTGGTACACAGAGACTGGCCGACGGATCACGGATCATGGGAGCCATTAGAGGTAGAGATGCAATCTATGTATACACAGACACAGCACTATTCTTAATGCGTTTTGTTGGTCAACCTTTTACATTTGCTTTCGTACAGGTTGGAACGAACTGTGGACTTGTTGGTAAGAATGCATGTGTTGAGGTAGACGGAGCTGCATACTGGATGTCAGAGAATGGTTTCTTTAAATATGCTGGTGCCTTACAATCACTACCTTGTTTAGTAGAAGATTTTGTATACGACGATATTAATTTAGATTCTGGTAATCAGATGATTAGTGCAGGACTTAACAACTTGTTTGGTGAAATTATGTGGTTCTATCCAACAGGTAGTTCATCTGTAGTTAATAAAATGGTTTGCTACAATTATTTTGACTCACAACCACAAAGACCTGTGTGGACAATAGGCACATTAGCTAGAACAGCATGGGCAGATTCTGCGGTATTTGGTAATCCACATGCCTTAGAATACGATGCTGATGGTGTAGAAGGAGCTACTTCATCTACATACGTACAAGGCAACACAGATGGTATCTC